GGCGTAAGCGCTGTAAATGACACAATTCCCGTTACAATAGTTGCACCGACGACCAATGTCGATGGCGCAATTACTGAGTCTGATATGCTCGCACATCGCTTCGAGACTCTTTCAACGCCGTGCGGGGCGCGGATTAGAGTAGTCGCTGACGCGGGTAACGGCGTTTCCGGTGTTTTAATCGGTAACACGAACACACCACACTTCCCACTATATGCGGGTCTTTCAATCGACCTCGCGTGCTCGGATTTACATAATCTCTACTACCAGTTTCAACACGCAGGCGATAAGATTTACTACATAACAACGGCCTGAGAGTGAGATAATGAAGCGCTCTATTAACGTGATAACGCCGCCACAAGACGAGAGTGGTAATCCGGTTTATCCCGTCACGTATGACCAAGCGTGCGTCTTTCTTCACGTCGACCCATCTAACCCGACGGCGCAACAGGACTTAATAAACGGTTGCATAGCTGCGGCTACGGGAATGGTCGAGAAATACATAGGTAGAGCGCTCTTAACGCAAACGCTTCAAATGGAGTTTATGCCGAATCCACCCGAGATTCTACCGTTTAGACTTCATTTATTTAGAGCTGCACCATTACAGAATGTTTTAAACGTAACCGCTTACGACCAAGAAGGCGTCGCGCACGTGCAAAATTCAGATGTTTACCACGTCGACACGATGACAATTCCCGGAAGACTTCAGCTTCTTATGGGTTTTTGGTGGGATTACTACGTTTTTGGCTATTATACGGTCGAATACGTAGCTGGATTCGGGGATGACCCAAGCGCAGTCCCGCCGGAGATTAAACAAGCGATATTAGCACAGACCTCTCAAATTTATCAATCTGCGGAAGATTTCGATTATGCAATGGCACCACAAGCCGAGGTTCTATTACAGGATTGGAAACTAGACGAATTCGACTACACCGACAGCTCAGCCGTGAAGTGGAGTCCGTTCGGCACGGCCTCGCTTGGCTACGGGTATCGATGACGAAAATAAAAGGGGAGTCGCTTAGCTTAAAAGCGCGCTTAGCGAAGAAATTCCCGAACGGGTTTCGAAAGAAGAAGAAGGCTAGAAAATGACGATAACCGACATCAGGTTTGACCCGTCACCAGCGCCAACTAAACGAAACCCGCGAAACACCCTTTATCAGTTACGTAGAAAAATCGTCTTTCAGCGCTATAATGGTCTAAAAACCGGCGATGAACTCCACGGTCACCCGTATAACGACTATCAAGATTATCTAGTAGGTATAGATGGCACCGGCATAGACGCGGACATTCAGACGCCCAACCCAAGCGACGTAATAATAGCCGGTCAAATGCAAGAGATTCTTACTCATTCGATTCTTGTGCGTTACGACCCTCGAATAGACCCGCGAATGATTATTAAATATACAAATCAGGACACCGGCGTATCGAGGTACTGGTATATCGTAACGCTTACGAATCCCGACTTTGAGTGGCATTATTGGAGAATCGGCGCGGTAGAAATCGTAGAATTCGACGACGAGGGAATATAATGGTAGGCGCAGGTTGTGATGTCACAGGCATATCGGCAGTCGTCGCACGATTCGGCGACCTTCAAGCGACAGGCACATCAACCGCGTTAGTAGCCGCGATAAACGCAGGTTTAGCAATCGTAGAAACGTCGGCTAAGGTGAAGGTTCATTCAAAGAGCGGTCAGCTTAAAATTAGTATTCACACGATACCGGCAACACCCGGCAATTTAGAAGGGCGTGTCGTCACCGGAAAGACATACGGGTGGTATGTAGAGAAAGGAACGAAACCACACATCATTGTTCCGGTAAACAAGTTAGCGTTACACTTTGAATGGGAAGCGTACGGCGCGGAAGTGTTCACAAAGCAGGTTAATCATCCGGGTTCTCAGGCGTATCCGTTTCTACAACCTGCGTTAGAAGAGAACGTAGAAGACATAAAAGCTTCCGTTATGCTCGCGCTTCAAATGGAATTTATGAAGAATGGTCTTTCACTATGAGCAGCTCAGGAATTCTAGTTAAACGCCACGCAGGCTATGATTTGCGCTTATTACTCGTAAACGTACTCATGAACGACCCGACGCTCACAACGGCAACATACGAAGACGAGCACGGTAATAACATTAAAGTTAGAATTTACGACACCGTACCACCGGGCGTAAAGAAACCATATATTGCTATCGGTAAAGCGGCGATTAACATTGATGAGCGTCAGACGAAAGACCTCTTCATTGATAAATATCTCGTCGAGATTGACATATTCACGCACTACGGCGGGAAAAAACAGGTTTCCGAGATAATGAATGATGTTATTTTTGCGCTATCGTCGGCGTGGGCGAGTGACCCTCAACAGCTACAATTCCCCGAAGAGAGCCCCTTCTTAATCGGAACATTTGAAATCGGTGTGCGCGGCGAGGACGTTAGCGTATGGGGCGCGAAAGAAGCAGAACACGACGTCCTAACGTGCAACGTACAGGTCGCGCAGGTACTATAAAATTAATCGAGGTTATGATGGAAGAAAAGAAGAACGAAATTAAAGAACAGGTCGTGCTTGCGGCCGCAGAAAAGGCAACGGTCGAGGCAATACCAGTAGAGTCTAAAAACGTGTCTTCCACAGTGCGCGACTTAGCGAAGACTCTACGTGATAGATTAACAGGTGTTAATATCATCGTTAACCCGTCGGAGAAAAAGTATCCCTACGTAGAAATCGGAGACGACTTCGGCGAGTGTGAGTTATCATTTGAAAAAGTAGCAAATACGCAGGTAAGGCTGCATTGCTACGTAGAAAAAGGATATGATAGCGAACGCCGCGCAAGAGCGTTCTCTCAGCGCGTGCTTAAAGTAGTGGCTGATGAGTATCGTCTCGGCGCTACGCGCGTTAAAACAACTTTTTCACAACATACTGAACATAGCGAAGGTGGCGCGCGATACGTGACGTTATGCCTCACCGTCATGCGAGCCCCGAACGCTTAGAATTTAAAATAAATTATAGGAGATTAGAAGATGACTATTAGTAAAAGCACTGCGTCCGGTTTTCTAAATGGGCGTTTTACTCGATTCTTCGTCGATACGAGCGGTTCAAATACCGGCGTGCCGTCGTGGACAATAGTCGGCGGTGAGTTGACCGGCAAGTGGACAATCGACCCACAGCTCGAGGATTATACAACCAAAGACGCAGACGCAATCGTTTACTACCCAACCCGATATAAGTGGAACGGCAGTTTTGATACAAATTATCTAGACGACGACACTGGTCAAGAGATGTGCCGAGACGTTATTCTCTCGGTAGGGCAGTCCGCACCAATCGGTAAAGCACCCGGCCCAGTTGTAAGAGTTGGTTGGAGAATTCAAGAGGATATACAGGGCGTTACGCCTTCGACGCAAGCACATATGGTCGGACTCGTAGCGCTGAAAGTCGATTACCAGATGGACGACGCTAAGATGGGTAAAATGACGATTACCTTCACCGGCAGCGGCGCAATCGACCTCGCGACAGACCCGGGTACATAATCTGGTGGTGAAGAAGCGTGACTGTAACATATACAAACAACTCAGTTCAAGCGATTAACACGACGTGGAACTCAGACGCGACGCTCGTGGGGCTTACACCAACACTAACAAACGCGTGCCACACCGGCGGCAGCGCGGGTGATAGCTTCACTAACACAGGTCGCGAGTTTATCTATATCACGAATGGCGCGTCTTCAGAAGCGCTTACCGTGACGGTAAACGACCAATCGGCCTGCGACCACGGATTCGACCACAATGTTATCGCAAACATCGCACCGAACACGGGGCGGATGCTCGGCCCATTCCCGGTTAACTGGTTTACGGCTACAGCGTTAGTCACGTATACCGGCGATGTAACGGGAACCCCTGAAATAAGCGTAATACAACTACCGCAAACCTCACCATTCCCCGAGTGAGCTAAAACGAAGCGCGCACGAGTGACAGAAAGTGTCTCGATGAGTGCGCGTGAGTCTTTCTTGTTACCCAATAGGAGGTACAAAAAGAAAATGAAGTTAAAGAATCCGCAACGCGGCTTTATCGAATTAGACATAGATAAAGATAGAGAGTTTCTAGACTTACCAGAAGACGAACCGATATATCTAAAATACACTTATAATGCAATCTCATTAGCTGACCGTCAGTTAAAGAAAGCAAGCGGCGCTAGTATGATGCTACTCTTAACTAATCCGAGGTCGATAACGACCGACGACTTACGAATCCTACTCGCTGAAGGGTTACGGCATCAATTTCCGGGTATCTCTATCGACGTATGTGGCGATATTCTCGAGCACGAGAAATTCTTTAAGATACTCCCGAAGATTATCGAGGCCGCTAGTATCATTATGGAAGAGTGGTTCGATGGCGACGCAGCAGCGGATATTAAAAATATGCGCGTGCGTGCAGTTGCCGTAAGTGGTAAGGAAGACCCCGCTGAAGCGGTGGGGGAACCAAAAAACTAGAATACGACTTTAAAGCGCTACTAAAGATAGCTACGGGGCCGCTAAACCTAACTCCCGAGCAGTTTTGGGAGTTATGCCCGTTTGAGTTTCAGCTACTCTATGATGGCTACGAGTTTCGAAGAAGAGAAACCGAATATCGTACCGCGTGGGCGTTAGCGAACGTACTCAATGCGTGGAAAGGTAAAGACGATAAGGCGATAAAAGTCTCTACGTTGCTACCGTGGGCGAAAGAAGACGAATTAGAGCGCGAAGAAAACTTAGACCGTGAGGAAATAAAGCGTCGTAAGAAATCGCTTAAATCACGTAAATCTAGTAAACCTCGAGATTTACCTAAACAAAAAAGCATCGACGAATTAGTTGATACATATCTCATAACGGCCGGTAAGAAAAAGGAAGACCTAACACCGGAAGAACTCGCAGAAATTCGCGTGAATGCGATAAATCAATCAGTCGCGAATGAAGTAGACGCGCCGGGTCTTAGACTCTTTAGAAAAGCGCCGAAGGAATGGTGTAACTTTCCCGATTAGGTGAAACGTGGTAAAGAAAGCTAAAGCGGTAAAACACGCCAAAGCACACGCTAAAGCACACGCAACCGCGAGTAAAACCGCTAAAGCACATCATAAGACTACGGAAGCGGCACACCACAAAACCACAACGAAAACACACCATAAGACGACCGTAGAAGCACACCCACAAACAAAGACAAAAGCGAGCCATCTATCAAAAAAATCGGGAGACACATCGACGAAACCGACGCTTCACGTTAAAATAAAGGTACAGAAACAGAAGAAACGCGCACCGACGAGCTTCGTCGCGAAAACAACGGCGCAAGCACGGCACATAGCTAAGTTTTAAAGAAAGGTAAACATGGCAAGTCTCGGCGAATTGATGGTCATTATCACCGGCAACGCTGATGGTTTAAAGGCCGCGTTAGCCGAAGGTAGCGAGTCGACAGAAGCGTTCGGCGGCGAAATGGACGCGGCTGGCGCTAGTGCAACTGGTTTCGCTGCGGGTACTGGTGAAGCAGAAGCGTCGGCAACTGGTATGGCTGCCGGTATGGATGATGCGACCGCGAGTGCAGGAGAGCTAGAAGGTGGTTTAGGCGACGCTGCGGTAGCTGGTGGCGCTGCTGCTGGCGGATTAAAAGACACAGAAGCGGCAGCTACCGACGCGAAAGCGGGAATGAGCGACGCAGCTACCGAAGCTGGTGGCCTAGGTAGTGCGCTTACAAGCGCGGGTACGTTAGGTGCAGCAGGTATAGGTATCGCCACCGTTGCCGTTGCGGCGTTCGCTATTAAGTCCGGTGAAACCGTTGATAATGCTTATTCTCAGATGGGAAAAGCAACTGGCTTACAGGGTACTCAACTTCAATCACTTGAGACGCAGTGGGGTAACGTTTATGCGAACGTTCCTGCAAGCGCGAGCACCGTAGCGACGGTTATTGATAAAGTAAATAACTCGCTTGGATTACAGGGTGACGCGTTAGGAAAAGCAACGCAAGATATTATTGATTATAGTATTGCGACCGGAACCGACGCCACTAGCGATACCGACTCTTTTACGACCGGCTTAACAGAAGCGAATCGTGGGCTCCAAGCGATGCACGAGCCCCTTATGACGACCGCGCAGTTATCTGATATGTCTACCGTAGCGTTTCAGAAGACCGGAAAGGGAATCCAAGATTGGGGGCCGGCGTTCGATAAAGCTACCGCGTCGATGACTGCGATGGGAATGTCTATTCCTCAGCAAGTCGCGGCTCTTTCTGCGTTCTCACAAGCTGGAATACCCGCTAGACAGTTAACTTCTTTATTACAGGGAATCGGCCCCGCCGCCGATAAAGCGGGAGAGAGTCAACAGGCGTTTTGGCAACACTTACTCGAAGATGGAAAGACGGGTGTTTATACTCAAGATGAGCTTAAGCTTCTCGGCAAGAACCAAGATAACTTCACCGCAGCGGTTAAGTCGGGGACTATCACTAATCAGGCGTATATAAGCTCTCTTCAGAATAGCGGTGGTGCGGCTGAAAAAGCCGCCGAATCAAACGAGACGTTTGGCGAAGCGTTAACCGAGCTTGAAAATAAGTTAACATTAGCGTTTGCCCCGCTTGGGACTACTATACTTACCATATTAAAGAACTTCATCGTCGCGTTAACGCCGGTAATTAGTTTTATTGGTCTTTTAGCGAAAGGCTTCGCGGCTCTACCTATGCCAATACAAGCGGGTATGCTCGCTATAGGGCTTATAGCCGGTGGTGTCGCTGCTGCCGGACTCGCGCTTAAAATGTTTAATATTAATATTGGAGATATTATTACGAGCATCACGAAGCTAAAAGGTGCAGGTCTTAGCGATATAACTAATCAACTTAAAGAATTTGTTGGTTTAGGTGGTAGTGGTGCGGCTAAAGGCGTAGAGGCCGAAGCAGAGAGCGCCGTTGGCAGTGCAAGCTCGAAAAGACCGTGTCCGATAGACCCCGCGTGTTTTGATAAGTGTACTCAGAACGCGAAAGGCACGACGAGCGAACTAGAGAATATGCAGAATAAGGGGCAGGGCTTCGATAATCTTCTTCAAGACGCTACAGGAAAAACGTCGAATCTCGGTGATGTTATAGGTGACGCGTCTGGAGAAACGGGAGAGCTTGCCGCCGGTGCAGGTGACGTTGGCGAAGGATTAGCCGCCGCCGGTGAAGGTGGGGGGATTCTAAGCGGTATAATGGGTGCTCTTCCGGGGCCGCTCGCGGGAATTCTCGGTAGCGTAGGCGGAATAGGTGAAGGACTACTTGGTGGTGCCGGTGCGGCAGGGGGACTAACGGGTGGCTTAGGTGCTGCTGTAGCAGCGTCAGGGCCGTTAATACCAATAACCGGCGCTGTAGCTCTTGGTTTAGGTACAATGGCCGCTACGTCTGGAACGTTTAGAGGTATGCTCGGCGGTGCGGCTACTGCTGCTGGCGGCGTTATGACTCAAGTGCAGGGCATAGCTGGCGCGCTGATGAGCGGTAACTTCTCACAAGCAGGTCAATTACTTCAACAGGGATTTCAAGGCGCGATAGACTCACTTAAGAACTTCGATTTCGGTGAGTGGGCCGCGCAGATGATTCAGTCGATTAAAGAATCCGTTGGTAATATCGGCGGAATGATTCTTAACGGGCTTTCTAGCTTATCTAACATAGCCGATACGATAATGAACTGGCTAAACGGCATTGATTGGAACAGCGTCGTAGATGGTCTTGTAAAAGCAATCACCGGCTTATTCGGCGGTGGTGGCGGTGGCGGTGGCAAGTCTGCTACGACTTCAGTAAGTACCGGAATGAATAAATCACTCGTAGACGGCGCGACACAAGCAGCGCCTACGGTTTTAATGAAACTCGTGGGGGCGTTGGGGGGTCTCGCTGTTGCGTTATTATCGATATTCCCGAAGATAGCGATGGCACTTGGTCAGGCGATTCTTAATTATTTAGTAACGCTCGATTGGGGAAGCATCGCGAATCAGCTATGGAGTGCGATACAGGGGGCTTTAGGAACGTTAGGCACGTGGGTGTGGGGTTTGCTCGTGCAGGTTCCGGGTCTTCTATGGCAGGGATTCACTTCAGCTCTAGGAACGTTAGGCACGTGGTTATGGGGACTGCTTACACCGATTCCGGGCGAATTATGGAACGCTTTCGTTAGCGCTATTGGAACGTTTGGAACATGGTTATGGGGTCTACTTTCACCGATTCCGGGTGAGTTATGGAATTCGGTAACGACACAGAACTGGGGACAGATAGGGCAAAACATTCTAACAGGCGTTGTAAGTATCGGTGGTAGCGTTTTAAGCGCCATTACGGGTCAAGATTGGGGGCAGATAGGGCAGAATATCCTAAACGGCATCACGAGTTTAGGTGGACAGATGGGAAGCGCAATATCTGGTGCCGTAACGAGCGCGCTTTCGGGCGCGAATATCACGTTTACTATCCCGATTATTAATAAAACAGTCTCGTTTAACTTAGCCGAGGGTGCGTATATCGCAGCCCGTTCGGGCGGCGTTTTAGCGGTTATCGGTGAAGGTGGCGAAGATGAATACGTTATTCCCGCTTCGAAGATGGGCGACCCGACGGCTATATCGGGTCTACCGAGATTAGCAGGCGGAGCGCTAGTCACTGGGAGCGTTGGTAACACGAACGTTTCAAACGTTATGAGATTAAGCGCGGCTACACCGAGCACGAGCGCACAACAGAGCGGTGGCGATATGCACATTCATTTCGATGGCCCAATTCATACGGTATCTGTGCAAGAAGCGCGACAGTATGCGAAAATTGTCGGCAATGAATTCGATAGCTATCGACGTCGGAAAGGGCAGATGAGAGGTTAAGATGGGAAGCTCGCAGAAACTAACTTTCGCCGGTCAAGACATCACGCAAGCACCGTATAATGCAGTTATGACGATGCAAGCGAAGTATTGGTGGTTAGACGGCTTCACGTCGACACAGTATCCGACAAGCGCCACTTCTTTAGTGAATTCTAAGACCTATCTAAAGGATTGGGTTATCACGATTTATCTAAGAATCATCTCTCCTGATATGACTCGCGCGACGATGCAATCAAGTTATAATGCGCTTGCACAGCTTTTTAATCCGCTAAATGGTGACCAGCAGCTTATCTTCGATGAGTTTCCTCTATCGTATTTCATAGCGAAAGGTCAGAAGTTCGCTATAACGAAAGAGGATTCTGCGAAGCATATCATAGAACTCGAAGTCGATTTTGCCTGCACCGGCCCACCGCGTAGCTTAAGCGAAACGGTCGTGTCGAAAAACATAGCAACCTCACCACAGAGTCTACCGATTTTTTCATTAGGCGACGTGCAAAGTTCTCCACGGTATCGCTTCACGGCCGCGCAGGCATACACCGGAAACGTTACAATTAGTAATTCCGTCACGAATGAGCAAGTCATATGGAATGGTGCGCTTGCAGCAAACGACGTCCTAGATTTTATTATGGACGTTGACTACGGAACGCCTTATACAGTTTTACATAACGGCAATCTTTCTATTTCAACAATACAGGGGCCAGCGTGGCCTCATATACCACCTAACGATTCTAGAGTTTCATTAATGGGGCCACATAGCGGCACGTTTGAAATTCGGTGGCGCGATAGGTGGCTAGTTGGACAACAGTCGTTAGGCTTACCGACGAATATCTTATTAAGCGCTAATTACGGCACGCCGTCTCTAGGACAAAACGTTACGTTTAACGTTCAGTTAAATAACACAATGGGGCCAATGTCGAAACCTATCATCGTTTATCATTATACCAATGGTCTTCGCGTTGATGATTTCACTGCGACGACCGACGTAAACGGTCAGTATAGCCAGCCTCTTGAGATGGGCTTACCCGAAGACGCCGTTTATTATGCAGGATATAGCGGCGACGATAAATATTCTCCAAGCATTAGTAGCGCGGTAACGGTAATTACTCGAGCGAATTCGAGACTTACGTTCACTGTATCGCAGACTAACGTTCACGTAAACACAAATACGGTATTCTCCGGTCAGCTACAGTGGTGGAATCCGCTTAATAACGAATGGGAAACCGTACCTGTGCCGAACGAACCAATTCAATTATATTATTATCCTAAAAGCGGTGGCGCAACCGTTGGCCCAACTACCTTCTTCACAGACGTTAGTGGTAATTTTACGTTTAACGGAAATTGGAGTAAGATTATAGATAACGTCTATTACGTGTACTTCCCGGGCGACGGCGTATATGGCGCGGCACAAAGTCAGAACATAGAAGTTAGTACTTATGCGTAGTAACGAAAGCAAAG